CAGGCAAAGTCAAAGGCTTCTCAATTGATGGGGTTTTTGACATGGAGAAAGTAAATTTAAAAAGTGAATATAGTATGAATTTAAATGAAATCGTTAACGCGATAAAAGACGGTTTCGCTTCGGTAAAGTTATCAAGCGAGACTGAGCAAGTGGAAGTGACTATGTCGACCATGATGCTCAAAGATGGTGTTACCGTTTTGGAAGCTGAATCTTTCGACGCTGGCGTGCCTGTGTTTATTGTGGCTGAAAACGGCGACAAAGTTCCTGCTCCAATTGGAGAACACGAACTTGAAGACGGACGAGTTTTGGTAATTACCGAGGAAGGTATGATCGCCGAAATTAAAGAGATGGAGGCTGAGGCCGAAGTTGAAGTAACTGTTGAAGCTGACGTTGAAATGTCCAAAGAGGATCAGTTCGCGGAGTTAGTAAAATCAATCGTTACATCAATGAGCGTTGAAGTAGCCAAACAAATCGAAGCGGTTAGAACTGAGTTAAGCTCACAAATCGCTGAGGTAAAAACTTCTCAAGTTGAGGTTAAGGCTTCAACAAAAGCGAAACCCGAAGTAAAAGAGGTTTCTAATTCAAATGTCAAATTGACAAGAACACAAAAAATTCAAAATAATCTTAAAAACTTAAACTAATGCCTACAACTACAACTGTAAGTTCAAATTATGCTGGTAGAGATGCCGGTATGATTATCGGTCAAGCGTTCAAAACGATTGACACTATCGAAAAAAATGCGGTAACTATCGCTGAAAATGTAAACTACAAATTGTCATTGCGTAAAATCGCTTATACTGACGGAACAACTGCATACACTTGCGGATTTGCTCCTGCTGGGACAATTGTTTTAAACGAAAACTTAATCGAGCCTTTCAAATTCAAAAATGATTTTGATGTTTGTAAAGAGGATTTCCGTGCTACTTGGTCGGATGGAATCATGGGCGCAGGTGCTGCAAATGGTACTGCTCCTTCTGACATTATGGACGCTATCCAAGCTGAGGTTTTGGGTGCTATCGGTGAGAAATTGGAGACTGACATTTGGCAGTCATCAACAAACTTTGACGGTTTCTTAACTTTGTTCGCTGACGATTCTGACGTAAACAAACCAACTGCCGACGCTGCCGTAACTGAGGCAAACGTTTTGGCTAAGTATTTGAAACCTGCTTTAGCTGCCGTGCCAATTGCTTTGAGAAACAAAGAATTGATTTTCGCAGTATCTCCTGACGTTGCTCAATACTACGCTTTTTACTTGTCAACTCAAGGAATTGTTTACGGAAACGGAAATACTGATTTCGCTTTAACCTTTGGTCGTCACACAATGACTGTATTGAATGGATTGCCTGCAAATACCGTAGTTATTTACGAGCGTAAAAACTTAGTATTCGCTACTGGTTTGACTGCTGATCACAATCAAGTTGCTTTAGTTGACGAAGACGAAATCGGTCTATTGACTGGTAAAGTTCGCGGTAAAGTAGTTTACAACGTAGGTGTTGGATACTACAACGCTGAGGAAATTGTTTACTTGACTTACGAAGCATAATAATAACAAAGACCGCTCGTTAACTCGGGCGGTTTTAAATACCTAAAAAATACATGGCCTGTTTAATAACAAAGGGTAAATTATTGGGTTGCAAAGACCAACGCGGTGGAATTAAAAATTTGTATTTTGCAAATTACGCCGATTATGGTTACACTATTGCAGCTCAAGTATTGACCGATCTTGGAGATCTTGCTGAGGTTTTCAAATACGAGGTAAAGGCTACAACAAACGCCTTGACCGAAACTGGTACAAGTTCAGAGGACAACGGAACATTTTTAAACGCTCAATCTTTGGCCGTTACACTTCCGAAATTAGGTGCTGACTTGCAAGCTCAAATCCAATTGATTTGCGCTGGACGCCCTCAAGTTTTCGTTGAAGATTACAACGGAAATATAATGTTAATTGGTGCTACTAATGGCACAATGTCGAATTGTACTAAGGTCTCAGGCGGAGCGGGAGCCGATTTAAGTGGATACACTTTGACCATCGCTGCTGAGGAGTCAAACTTATCTCCATTCTTAAATTCAGCAATGATAACTGCGCTTTATGCGTTAGTTTCTGAGGACGTTGTTTCTTAATTCTTTTCATAGTTTTGTCATTAAACGCTCCTTTAAGGGGCGTTTTTTGTTACAAAACAACAAATTTCAGTTATTATAGTATGTGGATATTCAATTTAACTGCGCCTTATCAATTCCGATGCATTCCAAGAGGCTATAATAGTGGCGAAATCACGTTTTTATTGCGTGATGAAACGCGAGACATCACTCACGAAATCGCCGTAACTGGCGTATATTACCAAAACAATGTTTTAGTATTGGTATTTGATGAGCCGATCATGAAAGAGGGCCAATCGTTTGAAGTTACAATCAACGAGGATGACAATTTAATTTATAGAGGCAAGGCTTACGCAACGGCTCAGACTGACTTAGAGAATTTTGAACTCAATAACGGAGTTCTAAAAGTATAATTTTATGGAAAAATTACAAATTATAAACCTATCGAATTACATACGCCCAGAAATTAAAGAGGTGTCGGGTAAAAAGTGGGTATTAAATGGAGACAAAAACTCGTTTTATCAAGTCATTATTGACGCTTATAACGGATCGCCAACAAACTCGGCTATCATTGATAGCTATTCGCAGTTTATTTATGGTAAAGGATTGACCTCAAAAGACAAGGCACGCAAGCCATCAGAATGGGCGGCGATTATTTCGCTCGTTTCTAAAAAAGATTTGCGTAAAATATGCAAGGATTTTGAGATGTTTGGCGAGGCTTCAATTGAGGTTAAATATGTAAACGGAAAAATCCAAAGATGTTTTCACGTTGCAAAACAAAGAATTGCTCCCGAAGTTGCAAACGAGGAGGGAGATATTACAGGATATTATTATAGCTACGACTTTGCAAACGTAAACAAATATAAACCCGAACGAATTGACGCATTTGGATACGGCGAAGGAATGGGCGAACGCTCAGAGATTTATATCATTCGCGATTACCAAGTTGGGCAGTTTTACTATTCAAACCCGAGTTATGTGTCGGGGATAAGTTGGGCGAAAATGGAGGAGGAAATTTCAAACTACTCAATCAACCACATTCAAAAAGGGTTGAGCTTCGGCCATATTATAAATATGAACGCTGGCGTGCAAGAGTCAATCGAGACAATCCAAGAGAACACACGCCAAATCCGTAACCATTTAACAGGATCACAAAACGCGGGCGCATTCTTTTTGAATTGGAACGACAACAAAGACTCCGAGATTACAATCTCCGCTTTGGAAGTTAGCGACGCACACCAGCAATATGCCTATTTAAGTACTGAGGCAAGACAACAACTTTGCACGGCTCACAAACTTACATCGCCAATGCTTGTAGGAGTAAAAGAATCGAGCGGATTTAGCTCAAACGCTGAGGAAATTAAAGTAGCATTTGAGGAGTTAATGATTAACGTAATCAGACCAAAGCAAGAGATTATACTCGACGGATTGATGGAGATTTTTGCCGTTAACGGCATTACTTTGGACTTACAATTTGAGAGTTTAAGAGCTGAGGATTTAGCGATTGCAGACGCAACAAATGCAGGCCTTGACAAAGCAACAAGCGACGCGGCAGTTTCATACAACGGAGCGCAAATTGCGTCAGCGATTGATATTTTCGCAAAAGTAAAAGAGGGTATTTTAACTCAAGAGCAAGCGATTGTTTTCTTAGTTCAATTCTTAAACATTCCCGCTCAAGTGGCGCAAGCCTTATTTTCGCAACAAGCCGCAGCGGTTACCCAATTAAGTCAACAGGTTTGTTGCTCAAAAGACGATAACGGATTGTCGGAAGTTGCTGACGCGCTTATTGAGATGGGCGAAATTGTAGACGAGAACGAATGGGTTGAGGTTGACGCTATACCAGTGCGTGGTGATTTAGAGATTAACGAAATTACTTTAAATTTAGCCAAGTCTTTTGCAAGTTTCCCAAACGTAACAAGCGAACAAGACACGATGTTGTTTAAAATTCGCTATTCATACGAGGGCCGTTTAGGTGCCGAGCGTGACTTTTGTCAAAAAATGGTAAGCGCAGGGCGTACCTATCGCAAAGAGGACATTACTATTGCGGGATCAAAAGGCGTAAATAAGGGATTTGGCCCTAATGGAGCAGACGATTATAGCATTTGGCTCTATAAAGGTGGCGTAAATTGCAATCATTTTTGGATGAGAAAAATATATTTACGTCGAAATAACAAACAAATAAGCGTAAACGAGGCACGAAAAATGATTTTAGAACTTGATCCAGCCGACCGACCAATGGCGAGATGGCAAGAGAATGAGCCTGAGGTTGCGCAAACCGCGTCAGAGTCAAACAATTTTTGGTCATTAACTCCAAACTATCGTCAATAAATGGCAACTATTATACTTTTAAAAGAAAACGAACTCACAAAAAACACCCTACTTGGTGGTAATATCGACATCGACCTATATATCCCTTGCATCGCAGACGCACAACGCACGCGATTGGAGGAGATTTTAGGCGAGACATTATACGATAAAATTTGCGAGGACTTCGATAACGACGATTTGGTCGACGATTACCTAACTTTGTACGAAGATTACATCAAACCTTTTTTAATCGCTGCAAGCGCAGTAGAATACCTCCTAATCGGGGCGTATAAAGTAAACAACAACGGTATATTTAAGTCGCAACCCGATAACTCGGTGGCGATTGATAAAACTGAGGTAGATTATTTGGTTAATAATATGCGATTAAAAAGCGAAATGTATCAAGACCGCATGTTGCGCTGGCTTAATAAGTTTCACTTACCCGAATACGTTAGCAATTCCAATAATATCGTCAACCCTTTGCGTTCACGTTTGATTTGTGGCAAATGGTGGCTTGATCGACCATACTAAATATGAGAAAAGTAGACAAACGAACTGAGGAAAACATCAAAAAATTAAAACTATTTTTAAAAAATGGCATCAACACTGAACTTCACAACCAAAAGAGGGGACACGTTCAAACAAACGGACTTCCAAATAAACGTTAACGAGGCACCTCTCAACCTAACTGGTGGCGATGTTAGAATGCAATTGCGTAAAGAGGCAGGCGGAGTGGTTGCGCTTGAGGTGCCAATCACTATTTTTGACGCTACCAATGGCGAGTTTTGTATTGATGAGCAAATAATCGACATACAGGCTTGCACTTACAAATATGACATTCAAATCACGCAAGCGAGTGGCGAGGTTGACACTTGGATAAGCGGACTCTTTACAGTAACCGACGATATTACACGATAAAACTATGGCGGATAACGTTAATATAATAGTACAAGACACGATAAACGACATCGTCGTAAATGCAGCCGTTGTAGTTGAGACAATCGACATCAACGTACAAGCTGCGGTCGATGTGGTTGACATCGTAGCCAATCCAAATAACTACGTTGTAAATATCAACCGAATTATTGGCGAGCAAGTGCAAAGCGATTGGGATCAAAACGACAATCAAGCTCCCGACTACATAAAAAACAAGCCTACAATTCCTGCGGCTCAAGTCAATTCAGACTGGGATGCAACCACTGGAGTGGCTGAGATTTTAAACAAGCCTACAATCCCAACCGCAACGAGTGACTTAACCAACGACGGAAGCGATGGCGTTAACCCATTTATAACGGCTGCCGATATTCCTCCAGTTACAGGCTTTGTTCCTTACACAGGTGCAACGGCAAACGTTGACTTGGGCGAGTATGAATTAAAAGCGGGGCAAGTTACACTTGACACATCGCCAACAGGCACGGCAGCGGTTGCAACAACTCGATGGAACAATACAATCGGAAGCACCGAGACAACTTTAAAAGGTGGCAGCGTATTACTAAAAAATGGGGTTGATTTAGTTGCTCGAGTAGTGAATAAAGTTACGCCAAACACAACGCTCACAAAGGCAGCGTATCAAGCCGTAAGAATAAGTGGGGCGCAAGGTCAACGCTTGGCCGTTGCATACGCTCAAGCGAATAACGATAACAATTCAGCCGATACAATAGGAATTGTTTGCGAAACGATAGCAACCAACCAAGAGGGTTTCATTTTAACCGTTGGGCAATTAGAGGAGATTAACACAACAGGCTCATTGCAAGGCGAAACGTGGGCGGATGGTGATGTACTATATTTATCGCCTACAACTGCGGGGAGATTGACTAACATTAAGCCAACAGGCGCAACAGGTCATATTGTTGTAATGGGTTACGTGGAATATGCTCACGCAATACACGGAAAAATTTACGTTAAGATTATGAACGGATGGGAGCTTGATGAGCTGCACAACGTCTTTATAAATTCGCCTGCAAATAATCAAGGGTTATTTTACGACTCATCCGATTCACTTTGGAAAAACGAAACGATTGCAAGTGCGCTCGGTTATACACCGCAACAAGAACTCGTAAGTGGCACAAACATCAAAACTATAAACGGCAATTCAGTTTTAGGAAGTGGCGATTTGGTTGTAAGTGGCTCATCAAGTTTAGCTATTGGAACGACACCAATAACAAGCGGAACTATTGGCCGAGTTTTGTTTCAAGGCACAGGAAATGTATTGCAACAAAGTGCAAACCTATTTTGGGATAACACAAATAATCGTTTAGGTATTGGAACGGCTACACCTACACAGGCTTTAGATATACTTGGAACAAATGTTGTAGTTTCTAAAATTAGGTCGTCTACAAATACAGGCGCAACAATTTTTCAAGGTTTTAATGATTTAAACAATAGTTGTGAATATGGTATTATAGGCTCA